CGGAACCGGCCGGAACACTTGTGTCCTGGGTAAGAAACGACAGGAGGGGGTTTCCCTTTTGGCGTGAACGCTGCTCGGCTCTTATATTGCCCCATTCCATCCTTGATTTGCTTTGCGAGAAAGACAACAGGGTCGATTCATTCACTTACCTTGCTTAAATCATAGAACCGGAATCGGTGGAGCTGCTTCGCGGTCTTTTCCTCTATGATCTTGTTGATGAACTTGTGGTTTACCAGCTGCCGTTTTCTGCCGGACAAGGGATTTCCGTGTTGAATACATTCCGACCACAACATTGGGAACTGCATAAAACCACTTCTTTTTCCAACGGCATCTGCCGCCTTATCTACCGCAAATCTTGCAAGATGTAACTTGCATTTTGCGAAAAACCTTGCATTTTGCAAGACGTTTTCCACCTCTATTTTTCATCCGTAAAATTTTTATTTCACTGTATTTCAATGGAATGGCAATGCCATTCGATGAAATGCATGGTCATTGGTACGCCATTAGCCCTATATGTAGTATAACCTGTTGCGCGACAAGGTGTAAGCAAAACTATTATTTACGCTAAAGACAGAATGCATTATGCTACAGATAAACAGCGAAAGTGCCCAGATGATGCTCATGCAGATCATGGAACGGTTTGACAGGATCGACCGTAGCCTGGAGCGGATGAACAAGTTGAAAGAGTGTCTGGAAGGCGACACACTTTTGGATAACTATGACCTTTGCCAGCTGCTTGGCATCACCAAACGCACGTTGGCGAGTTACCGCCAGAAGAAGTATGTCACCTATTACATGATTGACGGACGGACTTACTACAAGGCTTCCGAAGTGGAGGCGTTTCTCAACCAAAAAGGGAAGGTGCTACCGGCGAATTTGAAGAACCGAGCGGATGTTCAACTCAAAAAATGACTGGTATGGAAATAGTATGTATCGACAAACAGACGTTTGATGAACTTCGGGTACGTTTCGGCAAACTGGAGGAAAAGGTAATGGGTGTGTGCCGTCCGGTGGAAGACCTCGGCTTGAAGAAGTGGCTTGACAACCAGGAGGTGTGCGAGATATTGCGCATATCCAAAAAGACGCTTCAGGTGTACCGTGACAAGGGCATCCTGCCTTACTCGCGCATCAAGCACAAGATTTTCTTCAAGACCGAAGACGTGCACAAACTATTGGAATCGAATTATTACCGCTTAAAACGAGAACTATGAGCTATCATTTTTTAGAACGGAAAGACCCGCGTGTCGATGTCTTGTTTCAGGGGCTCGACAATATGGAGCGATTAATCACAGCTATGGAGGACACCCCTAAATCCGTATTCCACGGCGAACGTTTCTTGACGGACGAGGAACTATCCAAAATTTTGAGGGTCAGCAGACGGACATTGCAGGAATACCGCACGCTTGGTGTTGTCCCTTACTATCTTGTACAGGGTAAGGCCCTCTACAAGGAATCGGACATCCTTAAAATATTGGAGGATGCCTACAAGCGGTGCAAGGAAGATATGCGGTGGGTGTGATATGACAAAACGGAGAAACGGCCCGTTCATAGGGACATGCGTTTCTCCGTTCTTGATTTTCAGATAGCGTGGGGTGTCCTTTTTCTGCCTTTCCGGGTAGTGAAATCCTCCTCGCAAAGTTCAGTCATGCCGCTGAAACCGCTTGCCTTCAAGACTTTCATGTCCTCGTCCACCTTCTTGTCCGTCACCTGTGCGTAAAGCTGTGTTGTAGAAATCGACATGTGCCCCATCATGCGGCTGACCGTTTCTATCGGGACACCGAGCGAGAGTGTGACATGGGTTCCGAAATTATGACGGGCCTGATGGAAAGTCAAATCGAAGCCGTACACCTTTCCCAGTTCCCGTGTCAGTAGGATAAAGTAGCCACGACGGTAAACATTAAATACCATGTCCCCCTGCCGCTGGTCACGGTATTTTTCAATGATCCGTAAGGGAATATCCAGCAGACGGACGGAAGAGAGCGTGTCAGTCTTTTGACGGCATATGTGAATCCACCACGCACCGTCTTCGGATTGTGTGATATCACTCGTTTTCAACCTTTTCAAGTCCGCGTAAGCCAGTCCGGTAAAGGTCGAAAACAGGAACATGTCCCTCACGAATTGCAGTTGCGGTTTCTCCACGGGTGTCTCCATGAGTTTTCTGAGGTCTTCCAGCTTCATGTGGCGGCTCTTCCGTCGTGGCAGCGCGGGGTGTAGACGGCAGTACGGGTCACGGCGCAGCGTTCCCTGGCTGACCGCCAGCTTGGTCATCTTTTTCAGACGGTACAGGTGTTCATGCACGGTCTTGGGCATCATGTGGCAGTCCTTGCAAAGGAACAGTTCAAAATCATCATAGAAATTCTTGTCAAGGCTACGTAGCGTGACATCTTCCACGCCTTTCTTATCCTTGATGAAATCGGAAAGATGCTTGTATGACCTCAGGTAAGAATCAAGCGTTTCCTTGATACGGTCCAGTCCGACACGCTTGCTGAAATCCTCGTTATGTTCCCTGAACAGAGCCAGCAGGGTAAGCGGTTTCTGCCCGACACCCATCACGGCGTTCTTTACCAGTTCTGCCGTAATGAAGCCGAGACTGTTCTTTATCCGGTTATAATGTCCGGTTATCTCTTCCGTCAATTCGTCTATGGCACGGTTCACTGTCACTGCATTCGCACTGCGTCCGTTGGCACGGCCCTTTCCCGGATTCCAGATGTCGGGATTGACGGACACTTTCGTGCCAATCTGTTCCCATTCGGCATCGATGCTCACCTTACACAGCAACTGGCACGTCCCGTCCTTGCGCATCTTGGTACGGTTGATATAGAACAGTATCGCGAATGTGCTGCGATGTCTGATAGTATTGTCTGTATGTTCACTTTTCTTTTTCATGTCGTTGGCTTTTTATCGTTTGTCAAATAACCACGGAGAAACGTTCTGCTATTCTCTCGTTCAATATCCGCGTGTCTGCATTTATCTTGTCATCAGTTACTTTGGCGTAAATTTGGGTCGTCTCAATTCGGGCGTGTCCCAACATCTTGCTGACTGTTTCAAGCGGAACCCCATGTCCGAGCGTGATTTCGGTCGCATAGGTATGGCGCCCGGCATGAAAGACCAGCGGACAGTCTATGTCACAGAGCTGCGCGATACGTTTCAGATAGAGGTTCATCGTGCTGTTTGAGTAGATTGGAAGCAACCTGCCGTCCGGTGCCGTATCCCGGTATTTCTCTATGATTTGCAGGGGCAAATCCAGCAAAGGAATTTCAAACTCGACTCCTGTTTTCCGGCGCGAACTTCTGATCCACCATGTACCGTCGTCGGCAAGCGACAGATGTTCTTTCGAGAGAAGCCGTATGTCGCTGTATGGAATGCCTGTGTAGCATGAGAAAAGGAACATATCCCGTGCGAGATAGAGATGTGGCTTGTGGAGTGGTGTAATCATAATCCGTTGCAGTTCCTCGGATGTAAGGTACTTCCGTTTCTGTTTCGGCCGCACGGGTTCATAGCCCGCAAACGGGTAGGTGGTGATGATGCCGTCCGCCACGGCTTCACCGACGATGATTTTCAACTGCACGGTCAGGTTGATAATCGTTCCCGGAGAGAGACGGCAATCCGCCCGCAAGTGCGAGTCATAATCTTGTATGAAGGAGAGGGTCAATGCCGAAAACGGGATGTCCGACAAATTGTATTTTTCCCGCATGAACCGTTCCACATGGTTGTAGGCGTTCCGATAGCTTTTCAAACTGCCTTCGGTCCGGTTTACACCCACGCGCTTTGCGAAGTTCTCGATAAACGTGCGAAAGTAGTTTAATAGCGTTGTCTGTTCACCGGCCATACCCAGCAACAGACTTTTGACATCCCCGGCAGTCACACCGTCACGGACAGCCGACAGTTCCGCATAAACTCCCAACGCCATCGCACGGATTTCATCCAGGCGGTTGTTGATTTCCTTCGCCTTCACACTTTTGCCTGAAGCACGCCCCGAACTCCACATTGACTGCGGCACACGGAGTTTCACGCTGAAAGCCGCTTCAGAATACTTTCCGATGTTCAGCCTTGCCATTACAGGACACATCCCATCGGCATCTGCCTCGCTCTTTTTGAGGTAGAACGACACCTTTACATTCGCTTGATCCATAACCTTTTACTTTGTTTGCAAAATTACCGGATATCGAGCAAATGAACGGTATGATGAATATAGTGGAATATGGAAAGAAGCTCCACGCATGACATTCAGAACCTGTATTTTCTCCCTTTAGCGAAAAAAGTATTAACTTTGTACTCGCAAAATATGAGTGAAACAGCGTTCTTTACGGTGATGTCAGAGGGTAATACAAAGACCTTTTTCTTGCTGCTTTGGACCTTGAATCGGCAACGGATAAGTAGCAATTTATTTTCCTAACTCCTCCAAAACGGGGCAAAACCATATAATGGACGAATATAGGTAAAACCTACATATCTCCCTTTTATTCCAATAGTTTGCATTATTCCTGCGAAATCCATCCGTATGTGAGCGAGTTTTAGTATCTTTGGAACATTGGAAACAACTGATTATCAACAACAATCTAATATACATATAGTTACATAAGATATTAGAAATTAAAAAAGACGTCGTTTCCAAGAAAAAAATCCCGCTATATGGCGGGATTTTCTTTTCAGAACAGTTCTAATTGCTGCCCAGGGGTATTTACATCTACTGTCTTTTTTCCATAGAAAAGTTCTATATTTCCAAATTGTTTATCCGTAATGCACATTATTCCAACATTTCCATGCTCCGGCAAGAAAGATTTAACTCTTTTTATATGTACCTCTGCATTCTCACTACTTGCACAATGACGAACATATATAGAGAATTGGAACATGGTAAATCAGATCGGAAGAGCACACGTCTGAACTCCAGTCACG